TTCATCGGGTATAACAAGTTCCATCAACTGTTCAACCGCCCTATCAGCGGAGGCATTAGAAATACTCTTACCTCTGAATATCTCCTCAACAGCTTTCCTGCTTAATGTTTTGGCAGGGGTTATTTTAAACTGTGGAACAAATTGTTCATTTAATATCTCTTCCATATAATCAGCCTGTATGTCTTCTTCACACTCAATCCAATATGCTCTTTTCATGGTTGCTCTCCCTTTAATCTTGTTATCTCGGCTTTGAGGTCTTTGAACTCATCATAATAATTGGATATTATTTTATTACTGATTTCAGCCTGATCCTCAAGCTCGGTGATTTTGGCTTTCTGTTTAGCAAAAATATCTATCCTTGCATCTTTAATGGTTTCTTTAAGCTCATTATTCTCATGCAATATTCGACCAAAGGCAGGGCGCACTTCGTCTATTGCTTGGTTGTAGCCAAAACTTTCTGATAACATGAATTGTCCACAATCAGGACACTTATAAACATCTGGTGTTGTGGGTTTCTTCTCCGGCAACACCTCCCCCGCAATCTCCATAGCCTTGCAAGCTGTGATTGCGTAAGCGAGAGCGTGGAATCTTTCACCTAAGATTTCCACACCATTATGTTTTCCTCTAAAATCTTCTGATAAATCTTCCAACACCTCTATATGCTTCGCTTTATCTGTCATGGCATCAGCTCCTTTGGTATCATGTGATATTTCTCACGCAGGGCTTTTGCTGTTACATTGTAGTCGTTATGACAATCACAATATGCACATTTAGCATTGTGTTCCATGCATATCACATCAGCAACCTCATCAACACTTGCAACAGGTATTTCGAGGTTGGCTATCTTGTTCTTATACATTCTTTGCCCATCATCCCCTGCTATATACAAGTCAGCATTCTCACTTGCATAGGTATGAGCCTTTGCTATCTTCGGCAACTCAACTATTTGGTTTATCTTCATTCACTCACCTCTCTTCCAAAGTTAATACGGTTATTTGTCTGGTGACAATTCATCACCTGTTGGATATTCTTGTTCTGGTTGTTCTGGTTGTTCTGGTTCTTGCCTTAAAAGATTACCTTCATTATCTTCAAAATTACAGGCACAAACACTCCCAAGCCTACCCCATGAATGTCTTCCACATCTTTCACATTTCATTTCACCACCACCCTTGCTTTGGATCGGATTGCTTTGGCTAGTTTCCTGCAATCAACTTTCCAATTCATTTGTATAAGGCACAAGGTTCCATCAAGCACATCAGCTAACTCCTCCTCGCTCATCTCGGCTGGTCTGGTGTTCCATGCTTTGATTGCTTCGGCTTCTGAATTTTTTCTTACAGAAGTAGATTTACATAGTCCACAAAAGCAAAAGAACATACTCCAATCTGTATTAATGTAAATCTTTTCACTGCAACAACGCAAACACGGCTTCAACTTCCCACTCTCTACGATCCGTGATTTCATCTTGGCTTTCTCTGCCTTGCTTAACTTCTTTAGGCTCATTTCCCCCTCCGGTTTTGAAAAGTAAATTCTTCCAACAACGCTACGGCTATTTTATTATGACCGTCTGACGTATTGCCTCCGTACTCACAATCGCACGGAAATGCTCTGGCTATGACTTTGGTTATTTGTTCAAATGTTGGTTTCATCCATATCCTCCCCCTCGTACAACACTGCTTGTAATAACAGCCAACTATCTTATATTAATACCGTTTACTTCTACCTTAATACAGACTGCCAAGCAGTGCCGAGAGGTTTAATTATTGTTTACTTATTAAAAAATATTAACGCCCAGAAAAGCATAAATCCAATTGAGATTAAGACGTAGCCTAATATTTCATTGTTTTCGGCTAATCTCTTTTTCGCTGCTAATTTTTCCCAGTATAATTTTGTGTATTTAAGATCCATTATTCCTCTCCTTGGCAGGTTTCAACCGGAGATTCCGCTGTGTCCTTCTTCTCCTTGACAGGTTTCAGCCGACATCCACAGACACTACAACGGTTTTTTCCACGTCTGCACGGACGATAGGTAAATCCCTTATGCGCTATAATACAATGAATCTGTTTTACTGCTTCTGTTATTCTCATTTCTCCTCCTCTATAAATAAGTTATCTATCTTTACCTTTAATACATTTGATAGCTTCGCCAGAATCTTTCCACCCGGCGTGTTTATTCCGTTTTCAATATTCTTTACTGTCGGCAGGCTGATTCCACAATGATAAGACAAATCTAACTGACTAAACTTCTTTTTCTTTCTCAAACTAATCATTTTTTCTGGGTTGAATTGCTTCATAGTTACCCTCCTTGATAACAATATAACACCTATTAAATTGGATTGCAAGAATTATTTCAAGTTATTTTCAAAAAATAATTGTTTTTCCTATTGACACGGCTCTAAAAAGGATATATACTACTAGTATAACCAATCGGAAAAGGAGAGTAATCATGGGCGTAAGGATACTTACAAGTGATAACGGAGATAACTACCAAGTTATGTACTGCTCCACAACTATGTCAGCCTTTGGGCCAATCATGTATGGAGATGCCGAAGAGTTTATTGAATCGCTTCCTCAAGACCCACGTTCTTATAACGAACCAAATCTTGATTCAGCGTATTCAGCTTTCATGGTTAAGAAGGAGGAAGCAAATGGCGACTGATTATGATAACTATATAGCACAAGAGCCACATGAAGCTGAAGAGCCGGATGAGGACAGCTTATATGAATCAGCAAGGGATCAGGAGGATGAGAAATGATAGTCTGCGAACTTTGTGGTAATAGAATTGATGAAGATGTAAGGGAATGCAGTAGATGTCAGGAATTTGTTTGTGGTATTGAAGAAGATGATTTTTTGCAAGAAGGATGGGGCGATGGAAAGGAAAAGGTTTTTAAGTTTTGGAATCCTACATTAATGGAGAGGAAATCATGATATACCCCAAGGAAATCTGGCAGTCGGAATTATGGAAGAGATATTATTACGCGTTAATCAATGATGATATTGTCTCAGCGGTTAATTTTTTGAGTAGGATAATTGAAGCAGCTAACAAGGAGGATTAAGATGAAATTATTGTTTCTTGATACAGAGACAACAGGTGTAGATGTTCAAAAGCATGGAATAATTCAAGTTTCTGGGATTATTGATATTGATGGTGAGATTGCGGAAGAGTTTGATTTTAGATGCAAACCATTTCCTTCTAAAATCTATGACAACAAAGCTCTTGAAATCAATGGTGTATCTAAGGAACAAATAGGTGGATTTCCTGACCCAAGAGAAACCTATAAGAGCCTTATCAAAATACTTGAAAAGTATATAAATAGATATAATAAGAATGATAAGTTCTATCTTGTTGGTCAAAACATTAAGTTTGATTATGATTTTATGCGTCAATGGTTTGAAGATAATAGTAATAAGTATTTTTATGCCTATGTGTTTTATCATTTAATAGACCTTATTGTTGCAACAACTTTATTTAAAGCTTCTGGTTATTTTAATCCTAAGAACGCCAAACTTCAAACTGTAGCGGATTGTTTTAATATTGAATTTAAAGCGCATGATTCTTTAGAGGATATAAGAGTCACGAGACAATTGTTTTATAAATTTATTAATCTTATAAAGACTATAGAAAAACAAAACAAAGGAGAATAAGATGACACAGGGAAAGGAAATAAGTGTTACAAGCCATGCGGATCTGATAGAGATGGCTATATCAAAGGGTGCGGATTTGGCACAGGTTGAGAAGCTTCTGGAATTAAAGGAGCGTCACGAGGGCAACGAAGCAAAAAAGGCTTTCAACAAAGCGATGTCAGACTTCAAGAAGAATCCCCCGAAGATTGACAAGGACAAACACGTTGCTTACGGCAACACCAAGTACAATCACGCAAGCCTTGCAAATGTTGTTGAGAAAATCAGCACAGAATTAAGCAAACACGGACTGTCCGCGACATGGCGCACGAAGCAAAACGGACAGATTATCGTAACCTGCAAGATTACTCACGAACTCGGACACAGCGAAGAAACTTCTCTTTCTGCCAATGCTGATACCAGCGGATCAAAAAACCCGATTCAGGCTATTGGGAGCGCAGTCAGCTATTTGCAACGCTACACACTTTTGGCAATTACAGGGCTTGCAACCTATGACGGTGACAATGACGGTCAGGGCGCAGAAGAGCCGAAGATTGACGAAACGCAGGTCGCTCATATCAACAAGAAGCTCGATGAGATTAAGGCTGACAGGGCAAAATTCCTTGAGTACATGAAGGTTGAGAAAGTCGAGGATATGGCTAAGAAGGACTACGCTAAGGCAATGATGGCGATTAATGCGAGCAAGGCTAAGAAGGCTGAGGTGAAAGATGATAGTAAATGATTCAATCACTCAAGGAACCGATGAATGGCTACAGGAAAAGCTCGGCAAGCCCAGTGCCTCGAATGCCTCCAAGATAATTACTAATGCTGGCAAAAGTTCTAAACAAAGAACAGATTACTTGTATTCTTTAACAGCGGAAATCATTACA